CCACGATGATTGCCAAATTTATTATTATGGTTTTTATTTTAAAGCAAGCCAACAAGTTAGAGATTTATGGGAGGATTAAATGATAAACAATAGCCGACTTATCCTTGGACCACCTGGCTGTGGCAAGACCTATACATTGATAGGTCTTGTTAAGGATGCTTTGCAGCGAGGGGTACATCCTTCTCGCATAGGTGTTGTTTCTTTCACGACGAAAGCTATCGGAGAGTTCGTTACAAGATCATGCGCTCAGTTTAACTTAGAACGGAAAGACTTCCCTCACTTCAGAACTCTTCATGCAACGGGCTATCACGGTCTAGGTTTACAGACGACAGATGTTATGGGTAGAGATGACTATAATAAAGTAGGCGATATGCTTGGCTTAGATTTCTATGGAGCAGATTTTATCTCCCCCCATGATGGGGTTATACTTCCTTCGATAGGAGGATCAGGGTCCAAGTATCTTCAGATGATTATGAGAGCAAGCTATCGCCAGGTTTCTTTAGACGAAGAATACAATTACACAGATGATAGATCTTTATTCTATGACAAGCTTGTTCAGATCGACAAGCAACTTATTAGATACAAAGAAGAGAACTTGAAGTTTGATTTCTGTGATATGATTAAGAAGTACCCTGAGTTGGTTGCTCCTCCTAGTTTAGATATGCTTATCGTTGATGAAGCACAGGACTTAACTCCATTACAGTGGAGCATGGTTAGTTTCATGGCAGACAACTCAGAGGAGACAATCATTGCAGGAGATGATGACCAAGCTATCCACCGTTGGACGGGCGTAGATGTCCACAGACTGATGGAAGTTTCTGATAGGGTAGATGTACTTAAACAATCCTACCGCCTGCCCCACGCCGTCTGGAGCCTCGCTACGCGGATATCTAGACGTATACCAGACAGGATGGAGAAGGAGTTCTTTCCACGGGAAGAAGACGGTAACGTTACTCGGGTGTTTAGTTTGAGAAGTGTGCCTTTGCACGAAGGATCATGGACACTCATGGCAAGAACGAATGGATATGCCCAAGACATGGCAGACCAGCTACGAGAGTGGGGCTATTACTTCTCTGTTAAAGGTAAGACTTCTGTTAGCAGGGAGACACTTGATGTGATGTCGGTATGGAAAGATCTTCAAGAAGGAAAGGAAGTTGGTATTGGTAGACTGACTAGTTTTTATAAGGGAGTATCTAAGACTGGAGAGGATGCCGTTGTTAAAAGAGGATCTATTAAATTGTTTGATGCCACGGCACCGGATGATCTGTTAACATACGATAAACTCGTTAGTCAGTATGGGTTACTCGCTCCACTTACAAGGAATGCTGCGAGTATTGCCAGACTAAGTGAAGAAGAAAGGTTATACATTAGAGCTATTGAACGAAGGGGGGAGTCTATAGAGGACGAGCCTAGAATAAAACTATCAACTATTCACGCTATGAAAGGAGGAGAGGACGACAATGTTGCGGTGTATACAGGATCCACCAAGGCATGTCTGGAAGGAAAACACCCAGAAGATGAGCATAGAATTTTCTATGTCGCCGTAACTCGAGCGAAAGAAAATTTATATATAATAGAGTCAGATAAAAAATACAGGTACATAGTATGAAAAGAGATGAGATCTTAAAAGAGGCAGAGAACCTTATTAATGGAGACAGAGCAAAAGATTATGGGGAAGCAGAAGTTAACTTTGAAAGAATAGCAAGCGGGTGGAATGTCATAATAGAGGGAGCTCTTAATAACCCAGGATATCTAACTCCAAAACATGTTGCACTGATGATGGATTGGGTAAAGACGGCGAGGTTAATTGAGACGATAGACCATGACGATTCTTGGGTTGACAAGGCGGGGTATAGTGCTTTGGGCGGAGAGTTTGAATGAGACAAGAGGAAATGTTTGAAAAAGATAAGATCATTGCCGAGCAAATGAACCAAGGCAAGGAACTGTTCTGGAATAAACCAACCAGTTATCCAGACCTTACTCAATGCAAGCAGATAGCTGTTGACCTCGAGACTTCGGATCCTAACATCAAGTCTGGCCCCGGTTGGGCAAGGAACGATGGGTTTATCGTTGGCATAGCTGTGGCAACTTCGGATGAGTCTTGGTACTTTCCTATCCGACATGAGAGTGGCGAGAACCTAGATCCAAAGATCACGATGAAGTGGCTCAAGAAACAGATGGCTACTCCACACATAGATAAGATCATGCATAACGCTACCTATGATGCAGGATGGTTGAGGGCAGAAGGGGTCGAGGTTCAAGGAAGAATAATCGATACCATGATAACCGGGGCGATAGTTGATGAGAACCGTTTTTCATACAGCCTTAATAACTTGGGTCGTGATTACTTAGGAGAAACAAAGAACGAGAAGCTCCTGCGTGTAGCAGCTGCGGAGTGGGGCATTGATCCCAAGGCTGAGATGTATAAACTTCCAGCCGAATACGTTGGTGCGTATGCCGAACAGGATGCCGTTCTTACCATGAAACTATGGAAGACGTTAAGCACGGAGATTGAGAAGAAAGATCTTTGGGGCATATGGAACCTGGAGACAAGCCTTATACCTATGATGATTGACATGCGTATGAAAGGTGTGCGTGTGGATCTAGACAGTGCGGAGAAAGCAAAGGTTGTTCTTAAAAAGAAAACCAAAGACTTAAGAGATTGGATTAAATCTAAGACAGGAGTTGCTATTGAACCTTGGGCAAGTTCCTCGGTGCAACATGTCTTTGAGTCTTTAAACTTAACATACCCTAAGACGGAAGCTGGTGCTCCTTCTTTCACAAAGCAGTTCTTATCTGCTCATCCGCATGAGGTGTGCCAATCCATTGTTAAACTTAGAGAGTTTGATAAGGCTGACTCAACGTTCATAGATACAATACTAAAGCATGAGCACAAGGGTAGGATCCATGCCGAGTTTCATCAGTTAAGAAGTGACGATGGCGGTACGGTTACTGGTCGGTTCTCTTCCTCTAATCCAAACCTCCAACAAATTCCTGCCAGAGATCCTGATATCAAGAAGATGATACGAGGGTTGTTCATACCAGAGGAAGGAACAAACTGGGGATCCTTTGATTACTCAAGCCAAGAACCAAGGCTCTTGGTACACTTCGCAGCCAGCGTCGGTAAGTTTAAACATGCTATGGTTGATAACATTGTGAAGGAGTACAACAATGGAGACGTTGATCTACATCAGATGGTTGCAGACTTTGCAGGCATTACCCGGAAGGAAGCCAAGGTTGTTAACTTAGGTATTATGTATGGCATGGGCAAGGGTAAGTTAGCGAATCAGTTGGGTGTGTCTGAGGCGGAAGCAGCAGAAGTTCTTGCTACGCACAAAGAAAAGGTTCCGTTTGTTAAAGACCTTGCGGAACTAGCAAGAAAACAAGCAGCGGATTTCGGTCTTATCCGCACGTTGCTAGGACGACGATGTAACTTTCATTTATACGAGCCCACTACTTTTGGGTACAAGAAACCACTTCCTCTTGAGCAGGCGAGGAAGGAATACGGCATGAGTTTAAGAAGAGCATTTACTTACAAGGCTTTGAATAAACTTATTCAAGGTTCGGCTGCGGATCAAACAAAGAAAGCTATGGCAGACTGTTACAACGAGGGACTTTTGCCTATGTTAACCGTTCATGATGAGTTATGTTTTTCTGTAGAGGGAGCCGATCAAGCACGACGCATCAAGGACATAATGGAAAATGGGTTGTCGGATGTCTTGAAAGTTCCCTCGAAAGTAGATCAAGATATTCCTGCCCTTCAAGGTAAACCAAATAATTGGGGAGAAGTAGAATGAAACATCTTAATATATCAGATAATTTTAAATCACTTGGTTTTAAAGACATGCATCAAGAACAGATAAGGACGTTAATGGGACTTATGAATCTGGCTGCGGATAATGCAGGAGCTCTTGATGATGTTCTAAAGACCGAACTAAAAGACAGTCATATGAAAGCTCTTGAAGACAAAATGAATGATGTGATGATAGTCTTTGGAGGCACTGGCGTAACAGTTGAGGAAGACGATCCTTTAACTTAAATTCATAAAGGGATTTACATCAGGAGCAGGAGCCGAGGATCTAGATACGTTATCCGGAGCTAACGACAATCCTTTCATGTCTCTTTGAATTTGTTTAATATTTAGTCTGATGTTTCTGTACTCATCATATATTCCTGCGCGTTTCATCTTCGCTATGTTGTCATCACTAACGGTAAAGGGTTCAAACCTTCCTTTTAAAATACCTTTTACCCCGCCTATCTTAAAAGTTTTAAATAATTTTTTCTGTTCTCTGTCCGACAAACCAAGAGTTCTTATATCTTCTACAAGTTGATAGTATTGTTTATCCACTCTTAACTTCGTGTTGTTAGCTTTTTCAAATGCTTCTTCCAGACTGTCGGACGTAGCATTAAAATCATCTGTAACTGTATTAAACATTCTCTTGGCATCTGTCTGTGCTCTTTGAAACGACCTGGCTTTGTATCGTAAAGATCTTTTAGGATCAAATTCTAAATTACTTATTCCTGAAAACTGTCG